ACTCATCACCTGAATTAAAAAATTTACTTATTGTTGCTGATAGGTTAAAAATAACTTTATCTGAACTTTTAAAAATGGAAGTTTGGGAGTATAATCATTGGCTAGGTTACATGATGATAGAACAAGATCAACATGAATCAGCTATGAGGAAAGCAAAACATAGGTAATGGCACAAAATCTAAAAATAAATATACTTGCACAAGATAAAACTAAACAAGCCTTTAATGGTATTAGAGGTAGATTAGATAAATTAAAAAGTGCAGTATTTTCAGTTAGAGGTGCATTAGTAGGTATTGGTGCTGGTGTTGTTGTAAAATCATTTGTTGATACAGGAAGAAGTATTGAAGATTTATCAGTAAGATTAAAACAATTATTTGGTAGTACACAAGAGGGTGCAAAAGCATTTGATGTAATGTCTAAATTTGCATCTAAAGTTCCTTTTTCACTAGAGCAAATTCAAGCATCAGCTGGAAATCTTGCAGTTGTTTCAGGAGATGCAGATAGACTTGGTAAAATATTAGAAATAACAGGTAATGTTGCATCTGTCACAGGAATAGATTTTCAAACTGCTGGAGAACAAATACAAAGAGCATTTAGTTCGGGTATAGCTTCTGCTGATATATTCAGAGAAAAAGGTGTTAGAGATATGCTTGGCTTTAAAGCTGGTGCAACTGTAACAGCAGAAGAAACTATAAAAGCATTTGAAAGAGTATTTGGCAAAGATGGTAAATTCGGTGGTGCAACAGATGAACTTGCAAATACATTTACAGGAACTTTATCAATGCTTGGAGATAAGCTTTTTAATTTTAAAAAGAATGTTGCTAATGCAGAATTTTTTAGTGCATTAAAAGGAGAATTTAAAGACTTAAATAAATTTATAGAGGAAAACGCAGATGCTTTTGAAACAATATCAGAAGTTATTGGTTCTGTATTAACAGGTGCTGTTAAATTATTTTCAATATCAATTAAAGGTATAGCAACTGCTGTTGAGGGTGTTCGTGATGCTTATGAGGGTTTGTTAAACTTACTTAATAAAATACCAGGTATTGATATTCAATTTATTAATAAACAACAAAGAGAAATATTAAGAGATTTACAAAACTATGAAGATAGTATTATGCGTATTGCTCAGGCACAAGAAGAAGTAAATGTTACTTTAGCAAATGGAACAGAGGAAGTTAAAAAACAAAAACAAGAATATCAAAATATACATCAAGCACATTTAAGCCATAAAAAACAAGTTGAGGCTTCAAATCATTTACATATTGAAATCCATGAAAAATTAAAACAACAAAACGATCAATTTAGTTTATCTGCTGAAATATTTTCTATGATGACATCAACTATAAGTTCTTTTTCAAGAGGTATTGCAGAATCAATCGTACTTGGAAAAAGTATGGCAGAAACATTTAAAATGATTGCAAGAAATTTATTAATAGAAATTATAGCAAAGACTATTGAAAGAATAGCATTATTAACAATTGAAAAATTTTTATTAGGAAAATTATTTAAACAAGAAAATGATCGACTAAACACAGAAAAACAAATTACTAGCGAAAAAAGAAAGCAAATTGCATTACAATTAGTTTTAAATGCTATTGGTGGTGGTAGTGGTGGATTTTTTGGTGGATTCTTTGCAAATGGTGGTGCAGTATCTAAAGGCCAACCAATCGTAGTAGGAGAAAACGGGCCAGAAATGTTTATCCCTAATTCAACAGGACAAATTACACAATCTGCTAGAGGTACAGGTGGTGGCGAAACAAATGTTAATTTTACAATTAACGCAACAGATGTTAGAGGTGTAAAAGAATTATTAATTGATAACAGAGCAACTATCGTTAATGTAATTAATTCTGCATTAAACGAAAAAGGTAAAGAGGCATTAGTATAATATGAGTGGACAATTTCCAACTTCTCCAGCACCTAAAGACGCCAGTATTGGTTCAGTACAAAATACTATCGTAAGTGTAACAACATCTGGTAGAGTTCAAACAAGACAAATTGATGGTCAAAAATTTAGTATTACTTTGGATTACCCACCAATGAGCAGATCAAACTTTGCACCTATTAAAGCATTTATTATGAAACAACGAGCAAGATTAAATACATTTACTGTTATTCCACCTGTTGTATCAAATGCTCAAGGTGTTGCCACAGGAACTATAAGTGTTAATGGTGCTATATCTTCTGGTGCAACTACTTGTGCTATTGATGGTATGGCCACAAGCACAAATGATATTTTAAAAGCTGGAGATTATTTTAGATTCACAGGGCAAGATAAAGTTTATATGGCAGTTGAAGATTTAGATTCAGATGGTTCTGGAGAGGGAACACTTACTTTTGAACCACCTTTAAGATCAGATGTAGCAGATGATGTAGCTTTGATTTATGATAATGTTGATTTTACTGTGAGACTTTCTAATGATATTCAAGAATATTCTATTGTAACTAACGATCTTTACAAGTATCAGATAGACTTAATAGAAAATTTATAATGAAAAAATACAAAATTACCCATAAGGTAACTGCCGATTTTATTGCTGAAATTATCGTAAATGAAGATCAAATAGATGCTAGTATTAACGATCTCAAAGAATATAAGAAACCTAATAGCAAATTCGACTTTACTATGTTAAAAGGTACAGAAAGTGTAACCCAAACAACTTACGAAGAACATGACGAGAACATTAACAACAGCAGTAAAGAATGAACTTGAAACAAATAGCTTACAACCTATTACTCTTGTTTATATTAATGTAAGCACAGGATTTAGATTTACAGACCATTACAAAGATGTAACTTACGATTCAAATACTTATTCAGCTTCTTCATTATTTACTAAAATATCTAGTGTTACAGAATCATCAGAAGTAGAAGTTAGTAATATAACTTTATCATTTTCTGGTGCAGATCAGACAATAATATCTTTATTTTTAAATAATAATTACATGGAAAAAGAAGCAGAAGTTTATAAGGGCTTTTTAGATAGTAATGAACAAGTTATTGCAGACCCTTTTCTTTTATTCAAAGGTAGAATAGAATCTTTTAGTATTGATGAAAGTATTAATCAATCTAATGCTAATATTATAGTTGCTTCTCATTGGTCAGATTTTAGTAAAATAGAGGGTAGAAAAACAAACACAGGTTCACAAGAATTACATTTTTCAGGAGATTTAGGTTTTGAATTTGCTTCACAAACAGTACAAGATATTAAATGGGGTAAAGCATAATGCAAGATATTATTAATCTATTTAATAAATTTGATCGTTATAAAGGCAAACAGATTAATAATTATTTAGAGCCATCAATTAAACTCAATCAATATAAAAAGTTTTACGACAACAATGAATTAGTTGGTTTTGTTAATTGGGCTTATATCCATGATCTAGTAGAAAAAAGATTTAAACAAACAGGCAAGATAAAATCTAACGAATGGAACTCAGGTAATAATTTATGGTTAATTGAGATTGTATCTATTAAAAATACATTTAAAATGATGCGTTGGGTTTATCATTATTTTAGAAAACAATTAAAAGTAAATCATTCTATAAATTGGTTAAGAGTAGATAGTGATATTTATAGAGTTGGCCAGAAGTTTAAAAGGAGTTATCACTAATGGGTGGTGTAGTTGATGCAATAGTTAATGTTGTTACAAGTTTTATTGGGTGGCTAATACCAACACCTGATATTCCTGACTTTGATACACCAGAAGAAGAACGAGGTGTATTAATTAACAAACAATCTAATAATGCACAAATTCCTATAGTATATGGCAGACGACAAGTAGGGATTACTAGAGTATTTATAGAATCTTCAGGAACAGATAATGAATATTTATATGTTGCTGGTGTAGTTTGTGAGGGAGAAATAGAAGAAATAGAACAAATATTCGTAGATGATAAAAGAGTTATTTTTGATGGCGACTTAGATCATGGAGTAGTAAGAGAAGTTTCAGGTGGAGATGCTAATTTTTATAAAGATAATGAATCACATATTCAAATACAAGCATTTAATGGAACTGACGATCAAGTAGCTTCATCAATATTAACTAACTCTACTAATTGGACATCTAATCACAGATTAAGAGGTGTTTGTTATTTAGCTTTTAGATTTAAATGGAATCAAGATGCTTTTAGTTCTATTCCACAAGTTAAAGTAGTTTTAAAAGGTAAAAAAATTTATGACCCTAGAGATACAACAACTAAATGGACACCAAACTCTGCATTGGTATTATTAGATTATTTAAGAAACACAAGATATGGAAAAGGATTACCAGATAGTGCTTTTGAAACAAACTTTGCTTCTTTTCAAACTTCTGCAACTGAATCAGATACATTAATACAACCAAGAACAACAAGTGTATCTACACAACCTGGTTTATTTTCTGAATTATACAATGGATATTATAGTGATTTTCCAAGTTTCTTTTTAAATAGATCGCCTACATCATCAGCTACAGTTTCATCTATTAGTGCAGTAAGTACAAACCCTTATAACTCAAGAAGATATTATGGATATTTTACAGCACCAAGTTCAGCTAGTTTTGATTTTCAAACTTCCTCAGATGATGCCTCTCATGTTTATATTGGAGACGCTAGTCAAACTGTTGATAATTTATTTAAAGAAGTTGAAAATAATAGAAGTGCAAAACTTGTGGTAAATAATGGTGGTTGGCACTCAAATCAAACTCAATCAGGAAGTAAAACTTTAGTAAGTGGCTCTGTATATCCTATAATTATTTATTATGGTAATGCACCATCAAATAGTAATTTAACTTTTCAATGGAGAGTAAGTGGTGGTTCTTACAGTACAAGTTTATCTTCTAATTTTAGTAATGGTGTAGATGTTACGGATGTTATTCCAAAAATTATTAAATTTGAATCTAATGCTGTTATAGATACTAGTCAAAAAGTAATTGAAAATGTAAAGAAACTTTTAAATCCAATGAGATCACTATTCACTTATAATGATGGTGTTTATAAACTTAAAATAGAGGGTACAGGGTCAGCAATTAAAACAATTACATCAGATCATGTTATAGGTGGTGCAAAAGTATTAGGAGAAAGAAAAAATAATAAATACAATAGAGTTATAGGAACTTATGTTAATCCATTTAAGAATTGGCAGAATGATACAGTTTCTTTCCCACCAGCAGATGACACTAATGTTGAAACAGATTTTAAACACGCAACTATGCTTTCAGCAGATAATAATACTGTTCTAGAGGGTAACTTTCAATTTCCAAATGTAACAAACACTTATAATGCAGAAGCACTTTGTGAGGTTATTCTTAGAAGATCAAGAAACCAACTACAAATACAATTAACTTTAACATCAGAATTTTTAGAATTAGCTATAGGAGACATTGTTGCAATCACATATCCTAGTGGTGGATTTAATGCTAAACCTTTTAGAGTATTAGGTATAGAGATTAATGAAGACTTAACTGTAAATGTTCAACTTTTTGAACACCAAGATAATTTTTATACATTTAATGAAAAAAATGCAATACCTACGATTGCTGATACTACTTTACCAGATTCATTTACTGTACAGCCACCAGCAAGTGTAACTTTAGATGATACTTTAGTTGAATATAATGATGGAACTGTAATTGTAGCTTTAGATATTTCAATAGGTGCTTCTCCTGACAGCTTTGTTGATTATTACCAAGTAGAATATAAATTAAGCACAGATTCAGATTATATTATTTATGCTCAAGGCTCAGGATTAAATCACAGAGTTTTAAATGTAATTGACCAACAAGTGTATGATGTAAGAGTTAAAGCTGTAAATACTTTAGGAGTTTCATCAACTTATGTAACAGCACAAAGAACTATTATTGGTGCAGTAGAACCACCAGCAGATGTAGAGGACTTTGCTTGTAATATTGTAGGACAAGAGGCACATTTATCATGGACACAAATACCTGATTTAGATTTAGCATATTATAGTTTAAGATTTAGTGAAGAAACTGATGGAACTGCTGATTGGCAGAACTCAG